TCCTGGTGCTCAATTTCTTGTTCGGCGGTAGTTTTTTGAGCTTTTCGCTCTACCTCTTTAATGATGTCGTTGCTAATTCCTGCGTTTCTAAGTAGTTGTTTTAGGTTCATTTATGTCTTTCTTTATCGTTTCTAAAGCGGCCTTAAACTGAGGATCGCCCTGCCTGTTAATTTCCAAAATAAATGGCGCTGTTGCTACATAGGGTAGCGGAGCATTGCCAAGTAAATGTAATAGATTGTTTATTTGTGCCACTGTAAATGAGAAGTTTAACACTACATCATCCATTGGGTCTTTTTCATTGTCTTCTTTCATTTTGTTTTACCTTTCTTTTCAAAAATTTTATCTCTTGCTGCTAATTTAACTGGGTCAGTACAGTACTGATCCAATTCAAATGTACGACAGTACATGTCCATTAGTCTTTCCATGCGCATGTCGTGTAAGCTCTTAATACCTAGTAGCGCGGTACTTATCTCGTCCTCTGTCATCGGCTTGGGTGCGTCGCCATGATGTTTAAATAGTAAGTCGAGGTCTTCTGATGTTTGCCAAGCCACCATAATGGCCTGTTCCAAATCGTATATATTTTTCATAATTCTTTTCTTGCTTTTTTAACCGCTTTGTCAAACTCATCATTTACAAAGTACCACTTGCTTAGTGTAAGAATAGCGCCCGCTGTTTCTTCAAAAGCCAAGGCGTCGTCTTCATGTAAATAATCGTTGTTTTTACTATGCCGTTTTAAATCATCTGTTAAGTAAATATAATCTTTTACTAATGCGCCTTTTACAATTTCATCTAGCGTATCATCGTCAATATTTATAACCATTCTTTATCTCCTTTAAATTCCATGCACTGCGATGCAGCAATGGTTACTTCGGGTTTAAAAGGCAATGCCGTAAATTGAGTTTTCATTTCTTGGCAATGTATTTGTGTAATGGGCCTATTGCTTGTTAAAAAATTGCAGGTTGTTCCTATACATACAACCGATACAAATATAAATGATCCCATTATTCCACCTTCATTCTGCGTTGTAGTTCCCGGTCAATGTACCAGCGAGCTTTACGTAAATCCTCAATCGCATCATGTTTTAAATCGGCGCGCCAAATATATTTAACCGCGTTACCCAAACAAAATCCCATATGCTCGGTAATTTGAATACACTCGATACCGCTGGGGTGGGTAGAGTAATGCTTAGGCTTGTTGACTGGATCGTACATGTCTTAGTATCCTTAATTGTTCTTCCATTGTCTTACACTCTTCTAACGAATCGCAGACCCAAATACCTTGTACATCCTTATATGGGCTGGTATCAATTTCTTCAACCCCTGTTATGGTATCCACAATATAATAACCATCTACTTTATGCTCAATAATAAAATGACTCATATTCCAAGTTCCTTTTTGATAAACTCAACGCCCTTTCCAAAATGATAGCGCCAGTATTTTTCAGTTACATTAATATCTAAATGAGTTAAACCTTCTAAAAATGATTCTAAAATATACCGTTGCTTTACTGGCATTTTATTGCTAACTAAACGCCGGATATCCAAAATATCTTCCGGGCTCCAAGGAAAGAATGCCTCAATCATTTCTGCTGAGGATCCGTCGCTGTCACCTTTTTCTAACTCGTCCATCTCCTCATCGGATAGGCGGGGAGTTGCGGCCTTGATTTTGTGCTTGATTTTTGATCTCATGTTTATACTAATACGCAATTTAGGGCATCTAAAAGTGCTTCTTGCAAATTTATTTTTCCGCCCAATACCTTAATTATCTGCTCGTCAATACTGTTGGCCATAATTAAATGGTGTATAATAACCGGTTTTTCTTGCCCTTGGCGGTAAATCCGAGCGTTGGCCTGGATGTAGTTCTCTGAACTCCATGGTAAATCGTACCAGACCGTTTGGGCTGTTTCACCAACGTTGCACTGTAGATTGATCCCGATTCCCCCGCTTTGGGGATGGGCAAGGAGCATACGAATCTCGCCGCGACGCCACGCCGCAATGTTGTCATCGTCCAGCACCACAGCCTCCGGGAATTGAAGACGTATCCGCTGGAGTGAATGTTTGAAGTGGTAGAAGACCAGCGTAGGGGAGGAAGACTCTTCCATGAGCGACTCAAGATATTCCAGTTTAGAGCGGTGTACCTCTTGTGCTTCTCCTTCTTCGTTGTAAACTGCGCCAGATGTGAACTGGAGGAGTTTACCCGCCAGTGCCGCTGCTGTTGGAGCTGTGATACGTTCCTTCTTGATGTCAACGACCATGTCTTTTCTAAGTTGATCATATTTTGCCCTTATGTTTTTGTCAATTTCAATTTTGTGATAAATGTTACTTAATGTCGGTAGTTGTAGATAATCTTCTGCTTTAAGTGACACGCAGATGTCTGATATTTTCTCTTGTATTTGCAGGTTGGCCCCTAGTTTTAATTTCCATGAATAGACTACCCGTGTATGCCGGTTCATTTGATCCGGCTGCATGTACTTATCCCTAAAGCGGGTTAGGCTGGTCTCTAAACGCTGTCCTAGATCCAATATACCCACCTGGGACCAGAGATCTGCCATACCCTGAGGGGTAGGTGTGCCCGTAAGAATTAAACGCCTCTGAAACGTTTTTAAGTGCTTCTTAAGCGCCTTGAATCTTTTCGTACTTGGATCTTTGAATCTGCTCGACTCGTCGATAACCAAATTCGTAAACTGTGTCCCTTGCTCGAGTAGCCATACTAAGTTCTCCAAGTTCACGATGTAGATGTTTGCTGTAGTCTTGATTGCCGTTAAACGCTGCGACGGCGTTCCTAAGATCTTCGCTATCGTCAAGTGCTGCAAATGTTGCCATTTTTTAGTCTCCTGTTCCCACACTGTCTCTGCTACTCGTTTAGGCGCTACAATTAAAGTTGATCCTGTAAACTGTTCGGCGATAATAGTTAATGTTGTTGCTGTCTTCCCCAAACCCGGGGGTAAAAACAATCCCATGTTTGGTGTGTATAACGCCTCGTTAATAATGCCTAATTGGTACGGATGAAGATTGTTTTTACTTAGCACGTCGGTTTCCTTTTGAGGCATTCTCTGGTTTTGTAAGTAGTGTTAAATTCCACGGCACGTGTAGCCCGCAAACGTCTTTGCCTTGTAGTGGTTCAATATGATCTACTTCATATAACTCATCCATAAAAATAGTTGCTAATTTAGCCCTTCTGTACCAGTTGTTTATCTCGGGTTTTAAATGTTCTTTACCCCATTTTAGCATGCGATTTAATTTAGCAATTCGACGTCTTGCGTTTTTGGCGTTGTCTTTATCTCTGTTGTTTTTTGTCCAAGTCTGGTTATATTTTCGATCGCAAACTTTGCAGTAAATTTTAAGATTATCTTTTTGATATTTGTCTTTATTAAATTCACTTTTGAGTTTTATTTGTTTGCACTTCGTACATTGTTTGGTTAATGAAGTCATCTACGTCTTCTTTCGATCTTAATATGTGTACCGGAAAACCCTGCTCGCCTAGGTCATCAAACACTACTTCCTGCCTAGGGCTTAGGCGCCCCGTTTGGGTCTTCAATTCTACTAAGTGTATTTTCCCCAAAAGGAACACTATTCGATCCGGCACCCCCGTCACGGTACTGATCCACTTGTACGTCAGTCCCTTTGATTTCTTTACCAAGGTTACTAAATGTTTCTCTATTTCTTTTTCCAGCACGTTCACGTTTGTCTTCCTCCGTGGCATATATACTAAATACTTGTTTAAAAATATGCTCACCTAAGTATGAGCGTGACTCATCACCAATTTTAGACTCTTCCTCGCCAATGTACTCAAAGACGTGTGTCACTGTATGGCTGACCTCATGGTAGATAACACCCATCCGCTCTAACGCGTCGCATTTTGCCATCTCTTCGTAGTTAAACACGATCGCCAGCATGGCGTTTTGTGTGCCCTCCTGTTCGATGAAGTGTGATTCGGCCAGGCCTACGTCTAACGCATTGTGGCGCGTTGTAATCTTTGAGTCGCGGACGGCCTGCTGAAACGATAGGTCACTAAAGCATACCTTGATCGGGATACCAAAGTGGCCGGTATCCGCAACGTAGTAGGGCCGCTTAGTGGCGGATGTTTTTTCGGTTGATTTGCTCGAGTATCTCTTCTTGCTCTTCAAGCGGAAGTTCCTCAATGGGTGTGCTGTTTTCAAAAATTTCTCCTGTGGCTACTAATTGTTTAATTTCTTCTATTAAATCGTCGTATTCTTCTTGAGTTAACTCTAGGTTGTCAGCCCACCCCTCCTCAAAAATAACGCCTTCTGATTTCTTTTTTGTCATACTATCTCCCAACAGACTCATCTTTGGGTTGGCCGTTGACTGCAAACTCGGCGTACACCCAGGCCATGTCGCGTACCTCTGCCGGTGTCGCGCCACGGGCCACTAGCCCCATGGTCGTTGCCAATGCGAACGCCAATAACATTTCTTTTTCTTCCATTAAAATATTTCCTTTTCAAAATTAGATATTGAATCAATGTAATCCTGCGCCTTCTTCTTGAGTTTAACCCCCAAGAATAGGTGCGTGGTCTCGTTGTACTCCCGCTTACGATAACTTGTGACGCCCTTGTCCTGCGTTGTCGCCTGAAACCTGCGCTTAAATGACATGTCGGTGCCGGGGTGAATGTTCTTCTTAATTGCCCAGTGCTTGTAGCACATAAACAAATCATCCTTGTCCACCGAGTACTCGCTATCAAACTCAATTACGTCCTCAATAAAACTTTCTAGTGGGTTTGATAACTTAGCCATCTCTTCTAGGGTCTCAACGCTTGACTTAGGCTGAATAAATCGCTCGCCGGTTCGTGCCTTACGATTGGTGTGGCCCTGAATTGCCCAATTAAAAATGCCAGGCAGTTCAGCAATCAATTTATCCGCTAGGTTTACATCTTCCTTGCCATAAAAACTGTGCGTCATGTTAAGCACCAGCATGCGCCCCACTAAAGCGTTACTGTTCTCCGCGAGGTGCAACATCTCGTTCGAGTAGGTAATGATGCGTGTCGGTAGGTAGCCGGACCACGACTCCTTGTTCTTGCGGTTGACTGTAACAGTATCGGCGCCAACAATACGCAACAGTTGAGACACCACCCCTGCCGAGTTCTGTGGCGTAACACGCGCGTCGGTAAACGATGCTAACTGCTTACCTAGCCACGGCTGTAACCCGAACGTATCACAAAGTTCACCCATCTGTGGCGATATAACGTTGTCCTGCCCCAGCAATTCAGTTAGTACCTTGTTGATGGTGCCCTTACCGCTACGTCGCGGACCAATTATGTTTAAGAACTTTTGCTGTTTTGTATCGCCCGATAGAATGTAGCCGAAGTACTCCTGCAATAAATCTTTAGACTCCTGATCGTCGGGCCATACGTCATCCAAAAACTTTAGCCAGTTGGGGCACGTCGCGCTTGGGTCGTACTCAAACGGGAGTGAGTTGTACGTAAAAAATCCAAGGTTGTGCGGAAACAAAATGCTCTGATCCATCTGAAACAGGCCGTTCTTCATGCTCACCAGTTTGTGCGACGGCGGGTTATTGGACTCGTACCCGTCTAACCATACCGGTGGCTTGGCGTTGGGGTTATTGGCTAAATGCGTATGAGACTTAATCGCATCTAGGCAGGCGTTCACTATGGTCGGGTTGGCATTGAGGGGCTGTATGTTGCCCTTCTTGTCCTGCTTCTTGCACTTGTCCAAGAACTTATACACCTGAGAGCGGATGGTGGCCTCTTCAATGAATGTATAGTGCGTGCCGGTGTACAAAAAGAAGTCCTGCGCGTAGTGTACTAACTTAAAGCCACCCTCTGTCGCGTACATTGAGGTTAAGAATTGACGGGCGTGTTCTAGTGGATTAGCGGGATCTAATACGATCTCCCCGTTGGCTAATGCCACTTTTAACTTTTTTTGATTCACCTTAAAAATCAATGAGCGCAGTGTGGTGCCTTGACCTTTAAAGGTCGACCACTTTGTCGTGCATGAGTTCATGCCTGAGGCTGTGTACTTAAGTGACTGCGCACTCCAGCGATCCCAGGCCTCACAGGCCTCTACATCGCCGTTAAACTGGTGGTGTAGCGCCATGCCTACCGCCGTCCAGTCTGCGTATCCACAGTCGGGGTCTAGTTCGCTTAAGATCTCGTTTTCTACTCGCAACAAGTCCCACCCCTCCACGGGCGGTGTGTAGTTCTCAAAGTCATCCTCCGACCTGATCACTGTCCGCATTGGTACGTGCGAGGATAGATCCTGCACCTCTACCGGCAGGTCACCTGATAGGTGGTGCCCCGTCAGCGTGAAGTACCTAGCCTTTGCGTAGACCTCTAGCCCAGCGTCGTGGTCGACGTGCGCTGAGTGCAGGTCGGCGCGTGTGAATATCTTGACGCCGGTACCGCTAGGGGATACCTCACAGTAGCCCTTCACGTTATCGACTATTTTCTTAGCAAAGTCGGTCAGATCGCCAGTGTCAGGATCTCGGCAATCGTCGATATCAACGCCCACAAGATCGTCATCGCCAGTAAACACAAAACCAATTCCGTCAAATTGTCCATTTTCGTATGCCTTTTGCGCAGTTAAAAAATCTGTCCACGTCGCTGGGTTAGTGGACGATGCCGACTTGCCAGTGGGTTGGACGGGTAGTTTAGACCACTTCTGCTTGTCGTCGTCACCTACTAGGGTGTACTTCCACAGGCAAAATCGTGGGATCATTTTTAAATCTAGGGGGATAGCGCTAAAGTTTACTGGTAGCGCTGGTGGTTTTTGTAGCATGGTTCTCCTTTTTCCTTATCGTAACTAATACGCAAATTTAAAAGCCTATATTTCACAATGTGAAATAATAGGTTAGTGGTCACTAACCATTCACTGCCAATTGGCAGTCTTGTGGCAGTCTTTGTGGCAGTAATTGAAAAACTTTTTTTGTTTATAATCATATACATAACATAAAATTGGCACACTAGGCAGTCTTCTTTTCATTTTATTTATTTTATTTTAAAAAATAAAAAATAAAAATATAAGAATAAGTTGAGATAAAGACTGCCTAGTGTGCCAAATTGTAGTTAAGTCTTTGATTTTGTTGGAAAAGTACAAAATCAAAGACTGCCACAAGACTGTCAAAAGCAGGTTATGTACCTCCCGTCCACAATACACACCCTTTGCCCACCATCGGGGGTGCTGATGATGACCGGCTGGGATGCTAGGGCGATGGCAATGTGCATACCAAAGTAAATAATCATAAAGATAAGTAGCCACTTGGTGTATCGTCCCCATTTGTTTTCGTCTCTAATGCGCTCTAAAAATAGAAGACGTTCTTTTTTACCATAATCCTTCATTTAATCACCTCATAGTTTTGTGCTTGTTTTAAATGGCTGTGTGCCCACTTCCTAAATGCCACACGATTTTTGGTTGTCTGCTCGTCTGTGGGGTCCCACAATATCAGCATTACAAAATCACCCTTCTCGTCTAGCACCTCAATATGCGTCAGGTTGCCGTCCTTGTCGTACATATCTTGCGTCGTTACCTTCATCTTAGATCTCCTTTACCTTGGGTTGCTTTTCGCGCCAGTTGTCAGGATCGCCGTAGTCCCCGCGAATCATGCTCATGCGCTCTGTCTTACGAAACTCGGGCTCAATTAACCACCACGCCAGTGATGCCTCCTTGTACTCCAGCCACTCATCATTTTGCTCAAACAGTTGATGGTTTAATCCACCAATGTCGACACTGCACACGACGTCGCTGGTAGGTTGCCACGGCTTGGGGTTGTACTTGCGGTATTGACCCAGTGACACACTGTTACGCGCCCGAATGAATCGCTGGTACGCCCGTACTTGTTCTTCTGATAAGTTAATCATCGTGTTCCTCTTCTATCTTGTCTAAGTTAAGAGCGTCTAGGCTCGTTGGTTCTTGCAACATATAAAACTTCAATTGATTGATACGTTTTGGGGTCTTGTCTAACAGCGTCGACAGTTCGTGCATGGTGGGTACCCTCCCCAAGGTCTGAGTCAGTGCGCGCTCGGTGTACGTCATCTTGCGTATCTCTTCTCGCACCTTGATCGGAATGCGCACCAAGTTTTCAGTGTCATCCTGCCCACGCTCAACGCCACGCAATATAAACCTCTTGGCGTAGGTCGCAAACTTTGCGCCGTTAGTAGGGCTCCACTGTCTGGCAGCCTTTAACAGTGCCTCGTTGCCCATCCCAATTAGATCCTCTTGGGGTGTGCGCGAGTGGTTCCACGCGGTCAGTTTGCGTACTGTATACACCACAAAACGTAGATTATGTTTAACTAATTTATCCAAGGCATCGGCGTCACCCTTGGCTATCCTATCGGCGAGTTCGTACTCTTCCTTTGAGGTTAGCACGGGTATGCCATACAGTGAATGCAAGTAGTCTGTAAGAAAATCGTTTTTACTCATCGCTTGTCCCTGTGAATGTATCGCACTGTATGAGTGAACAATATGACCCACTCCTCAATCGCGACTAAAAAAAGACCCAACAAAAACCAACATACATTAGAAAATGTAACCTCGTTCTGAAAACTATACAATGCTAAGAAAATTAAAAATGCGCCTATTACTTTCAAAATGGTGCCTCCTGTAATGTTAGGCACGCTAACTGGTACGCGCTCGGTTGTTTGGGTAGTGGCACTAACTTCATGCCGTCATTGGTGAGGTAGGGCTGTGCCTCGGTGCGCGATGCAAACTTGCGCAGGGCAAAACCCTCCTCGTCGAACAGCATAAACTTATAGTTTGTTGCCATCTTGTTCCTTTAACTTAGCCTGCGCCTCTGCGTGGCACTGCGCGTCTAGGCGCATCATCTTCCACTTGCTGTCAGGGATGTCGCTGTACTGGTAGCCACCCGTTGGCAGTGTGCCACCACTAATCTCACGGCAGTAGTTAATACTCGCGATGCTTCTCTGTAATATACCCATGCTAACTGTACTCCTTCATAAATGATATGTGTCCTATGTGATCTGCTAACTTTTGACGCACCTGCGAGATCTTCTTTATCTCATCCTTGGCGCGGTAATCCATGTGCGTGTTGTTCCATCTTTCCTCCTCCCAAAACAGCGCTCGTAGGATCACCACCAATTCGTTTGGATCTAGTTCAAGCATGTTACACCCCCAATTTCTTAACTACTACGGCGTCGACTGCCTTGACCTCGGTCACCTGTGCCACGAAGTCATCGTTGCTAAACTTGCGTACCAAGGTAGGGCTGATGGTAGCGCGATCGTAGTGTTGCACCTCAGCAAAGAATTGAGCGCCCTCGTACGTGCCGACGCCACGATTGATTAACTCTGCCTTAAACTTACGGGCTGTCGCCTCGAGTTCGTCGATCGCCTGTTTGATTGTGCCTAACTGGTCGACTAAGTCGGCGGTAAATGCAGGTACTGCGTTAAATGATGGTACGTTAATTGTGTTCATAAATCCTCCGTTAAAATGATATTATACAGCAAGTCCTAAAATAATGTCAAGCGTGACGTTCAAAGTAGATCTCGATGGGCGCGTCGACCGCTAGGTAGGCGCCAAACCCTTGCTCTACCATGTAGTCATCCGCCTGCTCATCGTCCGCAAAGTCACGCACCTCGTCGATCCTGTGCACCAGCGCGACTGGGTACAGGTCATTGCCCTTCTGAAAGTCACCAAATTCAATGGCGCCAAAGTAATATGTTTTCATTCGTACACCCCCAGTTCACCTGCGTTGATCCACTCCGCGTGGAGCCCATATTTGTTTAGCGTGTTGGTAATCATTGGGTTGACGCCAAACTCCCAGTCACTGCCCATCATATCGCCTTCGTAGTAGTCCGCCCATAGCGTGTTGCAGTACTTAGGGTCGAAGTTATGCTCGGCGCTGATCTGAAAATTCTCAATGTCTGAGCGCTCGTACACGGGCGCGCTGATCTTTTTGAGCGCGTTGTACGCCAGTCTGTGTTTGCGTGTCATACTAACTCCTTCCATTCTGCTTTTCTTGATTCTAGTGTAATGTAGTCACTCCAATCGGTTAGTCCATCCTTGGCGCGGTACGCGGTAACTGATTCATAGTACGTGTCCACTACAAAATTGATTGTCCAGTTTTTTAAATTCCACGTCCAATCGCCGTCGTAATTGATCTCGTCTTCGTGATGATTACGCAGGATCTGCACGGCGCGTTTTAAATGGTTAACTGTGCTCATCATATTACCTCCATTAAAGATAAAGTACGTTGCTCTTCGGTTTTAAACCATTCGACATCGATCGGAAAGTCTTCGCCGTCTTCGTAATAATAAATTCCATAAATCAAACCATTATTATCGTCATTGTAAAATTGGTTTAGTCCTTCGTCATACCAATTAACTAGTGATATCATAATTCCTCCTTTGTATAAACCTCTTCGTAGATTGATTTAATAGCTTCGCCTTCATGCTCGTCGGCACAGTACTCAATTACATCTTGTACTGTAAATTGACCGACATGAATAGCCCTGCCCGACTCAAACTCAACCATGTAAACCTTTTCAAAATCTGAATCATAACTCATTTTCGCTCTCCTTGGGTACGTACTTCTCTTTTACTTTACTTAACTGGATCCGATAGACGATGCCCTCGTAGTCATAATTAAAATCATCGGCGCACTTGTCTGCCTCCTCGTAGGTAGTGAATGCGTCCTCGAATACAAAGTCACAGTCCGCGTGCGGTCTTATCACTACAAATAATTCGTCCATTATCTTACTCCTTGGTTTAGTTTGTCCGCGATGTCGTACCCTGAGATACCCTTAATCGATCCTGAGCCGTGCCATGTCGCGTTATAGCCGACGCGTTGGAGGGTTACCATGTTCTCACCCCACGAGACCTCTATAACCCGCGCATTTAGACGTACGCCCTCAAATACTTCTTTGAGCACCTGCTTGGCGCTAGGCTTTCTGCCCTCAAAATAGTGTTCGTATAGCATATTAAACCTCGTCGAATGTAATTGTTGGATCAAGTCGAAGCAATTGAAGCG